GAGTTGGTGTTGATCAAAATCTAGTTCCAGTAGTCTCAGCCCGTATGTACTGGAAACTAGGAAAATGAGCGATCAGGATTTAAGAAAAATAATACAACAGGAATTTGTAAAGTGTGCTCAAGATCCAGCTCACTTTATGAGAAAATACTGTTATATTCAACACCCACAACGTGGCCGTGTTATCTTCAATCTATATCCTTTTCAAGGTAAGGTACTTAACCTATGGAAAGATAATCCATACTCTATCGTACTTAAATCTCGCCAGCTAGGTATCTCTACTCTAGCAGCAGGTTACTCTCTTTGGTGGATGATGTTCCACAAAGATAAAAACGTACTGTGTTTAGCAACAAAACAGGAAACCGCTAAAAACATGGTAACTAAGGTAAAATTCATGTACGAGAATTTACCTTCATGGCTCAAAGTACCAGCCGAAGAAAATAACAAATTAACGTTACGACTAAATAACGGTTCTCAAATTAAAGCAGTATCAGCAGCTGGTGACGCAGGTCGATCAGAAGCAGTATCTTTGCTTATAGTGGATGAGGCCGCGTTCATTGAAAACATTGGAGAAATATGGGCATCAGCACAACAAACACTAGCAACGGGTGGTGGAGCAATAGTACTTTCAACTCCGTATGGAACTGGAAACTGGTTCCACCAACAATGGGTGAGAGCGGAAGCTCAAGAGAACGACTTTTTACCTATCAAGTTACCTTGGTACGTACACCCGGAGAGGGACGAAGCGTGGAGGAAGAGACAAGATGAACTTCTAGGTGATCCTAGAATGGCAGCACAAGAATGTGACTGCGACTTCTCTACTTCAGGTGAAACAGTATTCTACCCAGAATGGATTGAATTTATCTCTCAAACTACTATCAAAGAACCTCTAGAAAGACGAGGCGCAGATAAAAATTTATGGGTTTGGGAACCTGCCTCTTACACTCGCGATTATATGGTAGTAGCTGACGTGGCTAGAGGTGATGGTAGAGACTTTTCGGCTGCTCACGTAATAGATATTGAAACTAATACTCAAGTAGCAGAATACAAAGGGCAATTGTCACCTAAAGAATTTGGACATTTCCTTGTAGGTTTAGCCTCTGAATACAATAATGCCTTATTAGTTGTAGAAAATGCTTCTATTGGTTGGGCAACTATTGAAACTGTTATAGAACGCGGTTATCAAAATTTCTATCAGTCACCTAAGAGTGATTTAGTAACAGCTGATTCGTATTTTAACCGATATGAATATGGAAATAATTTAACACCTGGTTTTACAATGTCTTTAAAAACCAGACCCCTAGTAGTAAACAAGTTTAGAGAATATGTTGGAGATAATTCTGTAACAATCCAATCAAAACGTTTATTAGAGGAAATGAAAGTATTCATTTGGAAAAATGGACGTCCTGAAGCACAAGGAGGATATAATGATGATTTGGTAATGTCTTTTGGTATAAGTCAATTTTTAAGAGATACATCACTTAAATTCCAACAACAAGGTCTAGATATGACCCGTGCTACTTTAGGCAACATGACAAAAACCCAAGGAGGAGCATATTCTGGTAATATGGTCCAAAATCCTTATACACAAAAAATAGGAAATCAACAAGAAGATCTAAAGTGGCTTCTTTGATATTTATAACAATAACTTAAGTAATGGCTGATACTAGTATATTTTCAAGATTAAGAAGACTCTTTTCAACTGATGTAGTTATCAGGAATGAAGGGGGCAGCCAACTAAAAGTAGTTGACACTGATCACATTCAAACTAGTGGTGAATTTCAAACAAATTCTTTAGTAGATAGATTTGGAAAAATTTATACCAACCCTGCTGCTACCTCTCTTTTAGGTCAACAATTTAACTTACAATATCAATATCTTAGAACTTATCTATATGGTGATTACGATACAATGGATACTGATGCTATTGTAGCATCTTCTCTTGATATTATAGCTGACGAATGTACTCTAAAGAATGATATGGGTGAAGTACTTCAAATTAGAAGTAGCAATGATGATATCCAAAAAATTCTTTACAACTTATTCTACGATGTACTTAACATTGAATTCAACCTATGGTCTTGGGTTCGTCAAATGTGTAAGTACGGTGATTTCTTCCTTAAACTAGAAATCGCAGAAAAGTTTGGTGTATATAATGTAATCCCTTATACAGCTTATCATATCCAAAGACGTGAAAACTTTGATATGGCCAACCCAGCTAAAGTACAATTTGTATACTCACCTGATGGCTATTATACTGGTGGTTCAGGTTATTATGCTACACCTAATACTAAACCAGACGCTAATACTATTACATTTGACAATTACGAGATGGCTCACTTCCGTTTATTAACGGATGTTAACTATCTTCCTTATGGTCGTTCATATCTAGAACCTGCTCGTAAACTATTCAAACAATATGTGTTAATGGAAGATGCGATGCTTATCCACAGAATTGCTCGCGCCCCAGAAAAACGTATTTTCTACATTAACGTAGGTAATATTCCACCTCAAGAAGTTGAAGGATTCATGCAGAAAACTATCAACACAATGAAGAAAACTCCATTGATGGATGAGAAAACAGGTGAATATAACTTAAAGTACAACATGCAGAACCTACTTGAGGATTTCTACATCCCAGTAAGAGGTAATGACACTGCAACTAAGATTGATACTACAAAAGGTTTAGAATACAATGGTATTGAAGACGTAGCTTACCTAAGAGATAAATTATTTGCAGCCCTTAAGGTGCCTAAAGCATTTATGGGTTATGAAAAAGATTTAACTGGTAAAGCTACATTAGCAGCTGAAGATATTCGCTTTGCTCGTACTATTGATCGTATTCAAAGAATTCTTATATCTGAACTTTATAAGATTGCATTAGTACACCTTTATACTCAAGGATATGATGGTGAAGAATTAACAAACTTTGAACTTAAGTTAACTAGTCCTTCAATTATCGCTGATCAAGAGAAAATTGCTTTATTAACTCAAAAGGTTGAATTAGCTAAGCAAATGCTTGAAACCAAAATTATCCCAACTGATTGGATTTACGATAACATATTCCAGTTCAGCCAAGATCAATACGATGAGTATAGAGACTTGATTATTCAAGACCAAAAACGTTCATTTAGAAATACTCAAATCGCCGAAGAAGGTAATGACCCAGTTGAAACTGGTCGTTCATATGGAACACCACATGATTTAGCTTCACTTTACGGTAGAGAAAGATATGAAGATAACTCACTACCAGATGGGTATGATGAGAAAAAACCATTAGGTCGCCCCGAAGAAAAATCAACAAATCGCAATACTCAAGATGATAATTTTGGACGTGATCGTTTAGGTAGAAAAGATATGAAAGTAGATGATACTGAAGTATCTATTAAAACCAATTTTAAAGGTGGTTCACCTTTAGCTTTAGAAACAGCTCAAACTAATTATGCTAGAAATAAAACATTACTAGAATCTTTAGATAAGCAATTAGTTTTTCAAAAAGATAAAGCTAAAGAATCGTTATTAGATGAGTCTAATTTGACTGATTAAATATCTCAATATATTTATAATAAATCCTAATAGGAATGAATATTAAACATTCGAAATATAAAAATACGGGCATCCTATTCGAATTACTTGTTCGTCAGGTAACAGCTGATACCCTTAATGGTGGTCAATCTCCCGCATTGAATATTATCAAGAAATTTTTCGTAAAGAGTGAATTAGGTAAAGAACTTAAACTATACGAAACTTTAACTAAGAGTAAAAAATTAAACGAATCTCGTTCAAATTTACTTATCCAAACCCTATTAGAATCTGCTAATAAGCTTAATAGAAAAAATCTTAAAAGAGAAAAATATAATCTTATTAATGAGATTAAAAAGCATTATAATTTAGATGAGTTCTTTAAAACAAAACTCCCTAATTATAAAACACAAGCTGCTTTTTATACATTAGTTGAAGCTCAAAATTCATCTGATTTAATCGATCCTGAACAAATAGTATCTAACAAGTATACTATCCTAGAACACTTAACACTAGGCCCTGTAAATCAGGAAAAAGTAAAAGATGAGGTAATTCAAGAATTTCAAACATACGATAAGGACGTAAGAATGTTAACTTACAAAATCTTATTAGAGAAATTTAACGGTAAATACTCAGACTTATACGAATCACAAAAAGAAGTACTCAAAGAATTTATTACTTCAGTTGATTCAACTCCAAAGCTAAGAACATTCTATAATAATAGAAT